CGGGGAAGATACTGAATTTTATGACAAGTTATCAAATAAACTAATAGGAGATGATTCATCTAATATAGATTATGTTTATAATTTTGGAGGATTGAATTATCACACAACATGTACATCAGAATCTGCCATAATTAAAATAGCATTTGATCAACTTGTTGAGTTAGATTTAGTTGGAAAAATATACAATATAATTCCAGATTTTGAAGAGTATAATAAATTTGTGATGTTGGACGAATTGTACAAAAAAGAAGGAAAAAACATCATTGTAAAACACGAAGGTCTTGGTAAGATCTCAATTTCAGATGTTCAACGCAATTAACCACATACTGTTCGAAAAACCGAACCCCCAAATCGACGCAGGCGCACTTGACGAATTCTCTCCTTATATGGTGAATCGGTATTTTTCATTTTATGGAAATTGCGATTATGTTGATTACATCAACGAAACTACAAATACATACCATTCAATCTTTAAAACCCCGGAAGAGCAGTATAAGTTTTTCGAACATGTGATTCCTAAAGTTAAAAGAAAAAAAATAAATTACATTAAGCGTCCTAAGAAAACGCAAAATAAAGACGAAGTGCAAAAACAAATACCTGATTTTTATTCTATGAAGGAATGGGAATCATTGACAAATACGAATGTATAATTAAATTTATACATGTCAGTATCCGTAGATATATTAACGCCGCAAAAGTCCCACATTGATTTAGCAGATCGCGCACTTCCAAGCGATTTCGGATTAGATGATTACAAGTTATCGAAAGTATTCGATGATGTTGTTTTGATTGAATACTGTGATGTTCATGGAGCCGAAGACGGTTCTGAATACATCCTCAGAGGAGGAATTGCAGTTCCGATCAACCAAGTTCACAATGCTTGGAGAAAAGGCACTGTAATTCTTATTGGACCCAATGTGAAATACACCAGCGTTGGTGAAATTGTAGTGTTCCCAAATAATATGGGAATCCCAATCACAAATTTGGAAGTCGAGGGTTACGGAAAGCTCAAAAACGGGTTGTTTATCAATGAGCAACGAATGTTTGGAATTTGTAAATTAAATGAGAAAGGTTAATAGATCAGAGCTTGCATCACTGCTATTAAATAATGTTTGTGAAATCATATTTGTTCGAAGAAGGCCCGAACGAACAAAACATAGAAATAAATTAATTTGCAGAATGCTGTGCTGTAACTCTAGTTCATTATTAAATTCATTGAATGGTAGAGTGTCTTTAGGATACAGGCCCCCGAAAGGCCCTAAAAAAATTGATGAAGTTAAACACAATGTTGTAGTCACATGGGATATTTTTATGCAAGACTATCGTAATGTTTCTATGGATGCGTGTTTTTTAGTAAATCAATTTCCAGCAGATGAAAGTTTCTGGAAATATTTCAATGATAATTTATACACAATGACAGCAGATCAAAAGGAAAATTTCAGAAACACTATATAATTATGATGGATCATGTAGAAGATGAATTGAAAAAGTTAGTTCTTAAAAATGTCACCTTTAAAATTGATAACAAGGTGTTAAGATCTGGTAAAATGCAAATCTTCAATACCAAACAATTTTTTATAAAATTTAAATTATCGGTGAATGGAATCGAAAAGGATTATGAACTGCCGTATCCGTATAAAATTAAAAAAATAAACGATGGCGTTTTGTTTGATTATTGTTTAAGTGCGTTCTGCCCATTCAAGGACGAAATGTATTACAGATTACTGCTTTGTGACAAAAGCAACGCATCCAAAATTCACAACCGATATTTGACGATTGTCGCGAATGGTGATTGACATTGGCTGAAGATCAATTAGACTGACTCCGATGTCAAAATTGATTTTAAACTTCCCAGATCCATATCAACCAAATGATAATCAGATTAAAATTCTCAATGCTATTGAGAAGAGCATTGAGAATAAAGAAAAGTTTATTATCTGCAATGCCCCAACAGGATCTGGTAAATCTTTTTTCGCGCCCACATTAGCAAACTACGCTGGCGGTCCTTGTGATGAATGGAAGACTAGAGTTGACAACTATAGTATCTTTCACGATGATGCAAAAGAATTCGTGAACGAAATTGAACCGTTTGGCGTGTATGCATTGACCATCACTAAATCGCTCCAAGATCAATACAAAGATAGTTTTAAATCCGCTGCATTGTTGAAAGGCCAAAGCAATTATCAATGCGAGTATGATCCAGAAGTCACTGTTGACAGTGCCCCTTGTTTATATGTTAAGGGTTTGAAGAAAGAATGTTGGGATTGTAATAGGTGCACATACTATAATGATCGCAACATTATGTTGAAAAGCGCATTTGCTACTTTGAATTATAGTATGTATTTCTCTCTGCCAGATCATTTAAAGCGTCGTAAAATTCTTGTTTTGGATGAAGCGAGCGAATTAGAGGAACAATTGGTGAATCAATTCACTTGTGAAATCGATATTCCCTTTCTGATGAAAACAGAAACATCGGTCGCAGCATTTCCATCAGATGATAAATCAGTTAGTGTACTTAATTGGTTGACGAAGCTATCGTCTTCAATTGCATCCAATATCAGCTCATACATGGAATATCTGAAAAATAAGAAGAACAAGGATTCAGAATTCCACAAGAAAAATACAGAATGTAATAAACTCCAACGACTGCAATCTAGTATTGATTTGCTGATATCGACATATTATGACAGTCAATATATTGTGGATAGATTTGATAAATGTATAAAATTCACACCTCTGAAAGTTGATAAACTCAGCAAATATCTATTTGATAATGCTGATCATGTAATTCTTCTCAGCGCTACAATCATAGATCCATCTTCATTTGCCAGAACTTTAGGAATTCAGGACTATAATTACATTGAAGTGGATTCAACTTTTCAAGCTTCTAAATCTCCCATCTATATTCTAGCTAAGCAAAAGATAAATTTCCAGAATTTGAAATCACTACTGCCTACAATCTGTAAGCAGATTGAAGGAATATTGGAAGAACACGCTGGTCAGAAGGGAATTATTCACACTCACACTCAATATCTCGCTGATTACATTAGGGATAATGTGAAAAGCGATAGGTTGCTTTGTCGAGAAGCTGGAGTTAAAAATGAAGACATTCTAGAAAAACACACAGAATCAAGTAGAGACACTGTATTGGTATCACCGTCAATGACATATGGGGTTGATTTGAAGGGGGATCTTGCCATGTTTCAAATCATTATGAAAGCTCCTTGGCTCCCAACAAAGGAATCGAGAATCGAAAAAATGATGAAACTTGATGCATCGTGGTATGTAAATAAGATGTTGTGTACTTTAGTTCAAGCGTGTGGTCGTGGTGTTCGAAGTGAGAGTGATGAATGCGTCACTTACATTCTCGATGGCGGTATTTTCGATTCTATTGCAAAAAATAAGAGAAAATTACCCAAATATTTCTTGGATAGACTTCAATAACACGATAACACATCATTTCTCTTAAATATTTGAGTGCTACAATACTCATATCATAGAGAACAAATAGACATGCTTATGCTGTTCACCGCAGCATTCGATGATGCATTTATATATAGATATAATCAAGTTACCAAGCAAGGCGAAAGTAAAATAGATGTTCGATATGTTCATGGACCAAAGCATCGTGTCATTCATGATATAGTAACGAAAGAAAAAAACTTAACACTGCCAGTTGTCGCGATTGAGCAAACTGGCCTTGCCAGAGATCCAGATAGAGTAGTTCACAAGCATCAGAACATATACAGACCGATGGTGAACGACAACACCAGAATGGGGAAATTACCAACTCCCATCCCGGTCACAATGGATGTTAAAGTTTCAATTATCGCAAAATATAAAGAAGATATTGATCAGATAGTTCAAAATTTCGCAACTGTCTGCAATCCATATTTTGTGGTGTCGTGGAAAATTCCAGAAGATTTCGGATTCAATTTCATTGATGAATTGAGAATTCAAGTCGAATGGGCTGGCAGCGTGTCATATTCTGCCCCAGCGACGCTTTCAAAAGATGATAAATATAGAATAACAGCGGATACTAATTTCACTATAAAAGGGTGGTTGTTCCCACCTACGGTTAATCCAGAAGGTATAATTTATAAAATAGATAATAAATTTATAAACGCTAGCCTAGCTGGTCGTTTGAGCGTATACGATAGTTATCCAGCACTTTCTGCAAAGTATACGGAAAGCGAAACCATATCCATATCAGCATATCCAACATTTACAAATTTGTATTATGCTAGATCGGCGACCATTTTACCAATTATCGAACCGATAACAATCAGGTCAAATTATGATAATTCATTTTTAATATTAGGTAAAAGATTCAGTTATTCAAACAGTTGGTATTTGAGTTCGAATTCGGTTTATTCATTTGGAACGCTTGAGGAAATAAAAGCTGATAACTTCCCCACGATATCAGCATATCGACTTCCAAACTCTTTAGTCACAGTCGAATCTGACAATACTGCAAGAATAAATCTTCCCGCAAATTCGCTTTCAGCTCTTGATAGTTTTACTTTCGTAACTTCTAATAGTGCTGGATGGACTTATTGGCCTTTTAATCTAAATATTATCTAAATAAGATATATGGCAGGCTCCGACAGTTCAAGCACCCAAAGCAGCAATCGAAATTTTGTAGCTAGAGATGGAAGATCATCAACTTTTGATAGGTCGATGACATCTTTTCTAAAAGCAAGATCGCCATACGCTTATGATGTTTTAGATACTGACGAAAATAAAAATACAAAATATAAGTATTTCAAGAAAGTTGGAATGCGAAGACCGGAAGCTATTGCAAAAAATTCAATAGCTCTAAGCAGCGAATTTAATAATACTCCATACGGATTCATGCATAATGATCCAAGTTTTGGAAATATTATGTATGCGACTATATCAGAAGATAAACCGGGTCGCCTCAGAGACTACAGAACAATTGCAGCATATTCGGAAGTAGCAGATGCTTTGGATGAAATCTGCGATGAGTGCATCAACTACAACGATAATAAAGAAATTGTAGTTTTAAATTTTGTAAATGATAATTTAAAATCAACTGAAAAAGAAGACTTATATGAGGAGTTCAGTAAATTCATCGAATATTTCGATTTAAAAAATAAAGGCTGGCGTTATTTTAGACAATTTTTAATTGAGGGAGAACTTTTCTTCGAAAATATTATCCACAAGGATTACACCAATCAAGGAATTTTAGCGGTTCAAAATTTACCAGCTGATAATATAGATCCAGTTTATGGCAACATACAAAATATGTTGATCAAAGGTTTCTTGTATAAGAAACCGATTTTTGATTCTAAAGATAAAAAACAGGTCGAAAAATACGAATACATACCTTTCGAAGAGAATCAAATTATATATATAAACAATGAACAATACAACGAGACTAAAGATTTCGTAATTCCATTCATTGAAAATTGCAGACGCCCGTATCGTCAACTTTCCATGATTGAAGATAGCGTTGTTATCCATAGACTTGTGCACGCTCCTCTTCGATTTATATTCAATGTTGATGTCGGACGAATGCCTGTTCCGCAAGCTGAGTCGTACTTGAGAAAACTTCAACAACAATATTGGTCAACGAAAACATTCGATAGTGATCAAAATGACATTGTTAAAAAATACAACCCTCAAAGCATGTTGGATAGTTATTGGTTTGCCAAGAGACAAGGGCAAGAAGCTACAAATGTTCAGACATTCGGAGGTCAACCAAGCGATGGTAATCTAGATGTTCTGGACTGGTTCTTGAAGAAATTATACCGCTCTCTAAAAGTCCCAACCAATAGACTCAAAGAAGATTCTGGAGTATCTGATGGTTCTCAAATGTTGAATGAAGAATTAAAATTCGCCAAAATGGTAGTTCGTCAACAGCAAAAATTTGCAGCAGGTATTAAAAAAGGATTTATAACACATCTTAAATTACGAGAAAAATTTGAAGAATACGATATTGAAGAGCAACATATCGATATTGAATTTGTCAAGCCCGGCACATTCTTTGAGATGCGTGAAAATCAAAAGAAACAATTAAAGGTTGATATGTATAATAATGTTATCGGCACACAAAATGTTTCCGATATCTTCGCCAAGAAGAAATATCTAGAATGGAGCGATAAGGATATCCTCGCGGATAGAGAATTCAGAAGAAAAGATGCCGAATTCCAGTGGGAACTTCAACAGATCGCCACAATGGGACCGGGCTGGAAAGCGCAATTAACAGCTCAAACGACGCCCGTCGAAGGTGGCGCTGAACCTCCTCCAGTTGGAGGAGGAATGCCAGCAAGCGGAAGTGAAATGCCACCGCCATTCGGTGGAGGACCAGCAGTCGAAGCCGGTGGAGGAGAAACGCCAGAACCATTCGGCGGGGAAGCTAATACAACTCCACCCGCAGGAGAAGGTCAACCGACTGAATAATTCATCGACTTGGCGTATTGCTGAACAGGTGAGTTCTGTAATAAATGACCCCGGTTCCAGCTACAGTTCTAGCACTCAATTGGGATGAATTGTTAACTCCCAAGAATGTAAATACTTCTCCAGAACTTAGTAAAAAACCGTTACTGTCGGTAAAATTATTATTGTCAAACATCAACACACCCTGACCGGTTTTATTTGAAACCACAACTTCAGAACATTCCTGAGAGCTGAATCCAACTAAATTTGTGGTCAAGTTTTGATTGAAAGACTTACACTGATTGATATTTAAAAACATAAGTATATTTAACAAAATGCTTAAATATTATCGTGAGCGAACTTTGTCAAATTACTCCGATTAGCGCATTCATGTCAACTAATCTTAATTCAAAAATTGAATGTTACCAACAATTGGGTGAACGCATAATGAGAATGTTGGGGCATCCCATCATCAATGTGGAAATACACCCCGACCAATTATATGATGCAATATCAATGGCTGTTGAATTCTTCACAAAGTATGCGGGTTATACAAGAGAATATTTGATTTTTGATAGCAATTTATATGAGCCGAATAAGGGTTTGCGATTAGATCACTTATTTACGGTAGCGAACACTGGATTCACACTATCACAACGATTGGCAGAACCGGCAAGATCAAATCCAGACTTTACAGTTGATATTCCAAAATCTCTCTATGTATCATTAACATCAATACCGCAATCATATTTTTCTGGCAGTAGTTCGTTGAGTTCGGCAGTTGCTTCAGATGGCATCTATGAAATGCAAGTAATTGATGATGCTGCGTATAGAGAGTTCATAAATTACAATCCATCGCTCAGCTCAGCTTTTAAGATGTCACCGCAGAGAGTGATTTCTTCTCAGTGCCAACCCGTTGCAAATGCTGTTCAGTATAACAACATGTTTGATTATGATGTGATGGATTATCGTAAAGTAATCTCAGTCACCGACTTTGAAGAAGGCAGCACCACTGGTATCAACACACTGTTCACATTGGAACAGACATTGGCACAGCAGACATATTTTAGTTATGCGATGGGTAATTACGGTTTCGACCTTCTATCATGGCACACTATGAAAGATTGGATCGACACAAGAGAAAAACTCTTAGCAATAAGAAGAGATCTGCATTTTGATCCAAGAACACAGTATCTCAAAATGTACCCACAACCAAAAAATACAAGATTTTATGGTGTCGTATCATGTTATGTTGAAAGACCAATTAGAGATATAATTAAAGAAAAATGGGTTCTTGATTATAGCATAGCATTAGCTAAAGTTATGTGGGGAAGAATCCTAACAAAAATAACCGGAGTTTCATTGCTGGGAGGTGGAAACTTCAGCGGAGATACAATTTTAGCTGAAGGGAATAAAGAAAAAGAAGCATTAGAATTATTACTAATCGAAGGCGGATACGGAGATTTTGCCCCAATCATGTTCTTAACAGCTTGATAACATTTTAATATGCTTCCTCTTAAAAGAGATAAACGATTCAGACAGGGAATTTATACTCCAAAAAATCCAAATAAGTATATGGGCAAAACTGCCATATACAGAAGTGGGTTGGAATGTAAATTCTTCATGTTCTGCGATAACAATCCCAATGTTTTAAAGTGGGGCAGTGAAAATATTATCGTTCCATATGTTTCGAAAATTGATGGGAAGTGGCACAAATATTACGTGGACAATTATGTTGAAATTTTAGAAGGAAATACAGTGGTGAAATATCTCATCGAAATTAAACCCCACAAACAGACACAAAAGCCTGAAGCCAAACGAGGTAAAAAGAAAAGCAGTTTGTTATATGAGCAAACCCAGTGGATTATAAATGCTGAAGGCAAATGGCCCGCTGCTGAAAAGTATTGTAAAGACAGAGGTTGGGAGTTTTTAATTTTAACTGAGAAAGAGTTGAAATAAAAAACTATACGAGTAAATATTCTAAATGAAATTGTTTAGCGAAAAGGTAACTCCAACCTTTACTAACTCTTCTTTTAACATCCTTCAAGTTGAAAACTTTTCCGAAATTTTCTTCGATGTCTATGAGATAGAGCTTAACAAGATCAAATATCCAGTCGAAAAGGTTTCCGAATATAAGGGGAGCCCTGTGGTATCTGTTCCTGTGGTAATAGGTGGAAAGGAACAAAAATATCCATTTATCCTAACTAAAGGAAAACTCGATATCGTTTTTAACGAAAATAATATTCATATTCCATCTGAAGATGGAGATAATGTAGAACTTGTATCGGAAACAATTATTCATGAAGGTGAATCCGATATCGAAGAGTTTGAGAATATATCAATCTCAGAATTTGAGATCGAGGATACTATAACTGAAGATGCGAAAGCTTCGTTGAAACTTGATATCGCTAAACAGCTAAAAGAAGCGAAAAAAACAGCCGCTGAATATGCAGAGAAAATAAAATCTCAAAAAATAAACGAAGCGACTCAAGATATTAAAAAGCGCGAGCGAGTATTGAAAAATACATTGGATGACGCAAAAGCTGATCTCGTTTCTGAATTTGTAAAGATTACAAAGAAAATCAGAGAAGATATATTAAACAGTAACAATGATAGATATTCGGAAATATCACTAACTATAGATAACAAAATAGTCGATCTTGCTGAATCTTTAAGAGATTCGATAAGTGATAATTTTTCAGATGCCGCTGCGAAATTTGAAAAAAGCGTAAGTGAATTTGTTACAAGTCTACACGAAAACAGCACTCTACCGGAAGTTAGAAAAAATCTTACAGAAATAGCATCCGATATTGTATCGAAAGTTTCTTCAATTGAAGAAAGCATAAAAGAAGACTTTTATAAAAAATTAGAAAATAAAGCAGATATCGATATTGTAAATGCTCTTCGCGAAAGCGCGATGGAACTTAATTCAAATATCAATAAAGGGTTAAATAAAGCCCTTTCAAGAGTGGGTAATACGAATAATAAAATTGATAAAGTAGCTATTGATATTATATCCGAAATGGATAAAAAAATCCACGACACATCATCGGATATAATATCTCAAATCGATGAAAAAATTGAACTAGCATCATCTAAAATATCAGACTATTATTCAGATAAACTTAAATTCATAGAAGAAAAGGCTTATGACTTAAATGAAAAGTCGAGAAAATATGTAACTGAATTGGTGCAAGAATCTCGCGATGGGTTGATTGAAGAACTGAGAAAACTTCAAAAAGAAGCTCCGATTGAATATGTTATAGAGTCTTCTGGAAAACGAGAAATTAAAAGTTTCGATTCTATAAATTCAGAATTGGATAAAAAAATATCATCGAAAATTTCAGATGAAGTAATACGATTAAAGAAATTTATAGCGGTTTATTCAGGAGGGGGTGGATCGGTCGCTGCTCAATTCGCTGACGGTGGTGTTATGAATGGCAACTTGACTGTTGTTGGAAGCATATCAGCGAGAGAATATTTGGGAATGTCGGCATCATCTGGAAATTATCTACCATTGAGCGGAGGTACAATAACCGGAAGTTTGAGTGTCACTGGCTCTACATATGTCGATAATGTGATGTTTAGCCAAACGCCTCAAATCTCTGGAGGTGTTGGTGTAATGCGTTGGAATGACCAAGACGGCACACTTGATCTTGGATTAAAAGGAAGTAATGTAACCCTACAACTCGGTCAGGAACAAGTCGTTCGAGTTGTTAATAAAACAAATTCTGATCTATTACAAAGTGAATATAAAGTTGTAAGAATCAGACTAGCATCAGAAGGCGGTGCTCAAGGACAAAGATTAGCTGTTGTTTTAGCTCAAGGTGATAACGATCCAGACAGCACTACAACATTGGGTGTTGTAACAGAAGATATCGAAGTTAATCAAGAAGGATTTATAACAATATTAGGAGCGGTTAGAGATATTGATACAACTGGATCAATACAAGGTGAAACTTGGGTGGATGGTGATCTACTATATTTATCTCCAACAGTAGCTGGTGGTTTAACAAAGATCAAACCACAAGCACCTCAACACACCATCACAGTTGGATATGTTGAATATGCACATCAAAACAATGGTAAAATATTCGTTAAGATCGACAATGGGTACGAACTTGATGAATTACACAATGTTAAGATAACAAACCCTGCCGATAATCAAGTTTTGACTTATGATAGTTTATCAGGAGTTTGGAAAAACACCACTATTGATAGTAATTATTTGCCGCTATCCGGAGGAATTGTCAATGGAAACATAGTTATAAACGGATCTCTATCAGCAAACAATCTCGTTTATAATTCAGGAGATCAAACAATAGCGGGCAATAAAACATTTACAAATAACGTAGTCGTCAATGGTAATATAACTGCACCAAATCAGATATTGGCGACGGGTTCTTTGCTCAATTCCAGCACATTAATTTCTGTTTTGGAAAACACAGCATTTGGTCAATATACCGGCGTTGCTGGAACAGGAGGGCATAATACACAATTTGCGGGACAGGGTAGCGTCGGGTTTGCTGGTGCCCCGACTGTTGGATCAGCGGCTGTGAACATTAGTTACATGTTCACGAAAAACACATTCGCCAGTGATAGCAGCGTAGTAAATTTATTAGGCGGTGGTTACATATTTGCTCCATCGCTGCCATGCACTATCGGTTATGGATTCACTACATCAACTAATGTAACCGCTTACGATGTTGATATCAGACACTGGTGGGGAAATCCTCTGATTGTAAATCAAAGATGCGTTGGATTCGGTGGAACTAGATTCAGCGGATTTGGAATAAAAATGACCAAACATCCGACGAACAATACATATTTAACCCGAATGTTTGTTAAAAGTTTTGATCTTACCAACAATGTTAATATATCAAACTGTTCAAATACATCTCCAATAGTTGTGACGACTCCAGCTGCACACAACTTAATAACCGGAGATACTGTTGATGTTGTCAATGTGGCAGGTAACACAGCTGCGAATGGTGAGAGAATAATCACAGTATTAACGCCCACGACATTCAGTTTGAATGGCAGTGTCGGCAACGGGACTTACACAGCAGGAACCGGCACATTCAGCAAAATATCTCCGAATTCAGTTGAACTTCCTCCGGGTAGATATTACAGAGCTTATTTTGTTTGGAATCCATCAACGCAAACAGTCAACTGGCATCTAAATTCACACGTATCGACACCTACACTTTCAGCGTACTTGTTTCCAAACGCATCGACGATGCCTAATATGTCTTGGCAAACGGGCCACGGCTTCGGTTTTTCTGTTGGAAGCTTAACCCAAGCCCCCGCTTGGTTTGGTATTCAAGCTTCATCTCCGACTATATATCAATATTAATTATGCAAATCGTAAATAAACAACAAATAGATATCGACATATCTGCTATAGAAAACTCAATAGCGACATTTATTAACGCTATTAACACTGCTGTATTTTCGCTGAATCAGAGTCATCAAGCATTATGGAGTTTGCCGGATGATAGATTAACATCAGTTTTGCAAAAAATGCTCGATAGTGGGACATTGATGACCATATTCATGAATCATAATTACAGCGCATCAGTTCTAAACGAAATACAAAACAAATCTAACAGCACAGGCCCGAGAGCGATAGATGTTGCTGGTAGAGAAATCACAATCGTTGATGGTATCGTGTCGATCAAGCCGATAAGTGTAGATGTACAAAATTTAGAATAAATAATACGCGCTTTCCATTTCTCGGTATATTTTAAGTTATCACATATTAAATAATATCATGTCATTAAAATTGAAATTAATCTCAGAAAATCCAGATCTCTTTGAAAGATTTGAAATAATCGAAGAACAAGACAATCTAAAAAAAGGAAATTCATTGTATGTCAAGGGTCCATTTATAGGTTGTAATCAAATCAACAAAAACAGAAGATTATATAATCTGGATGATACTAGAGGCGAGGTTAATAGATACATTCAAGAGATGGTAATTCCCGGAAGAGCAATGGGTGAACTTAATCATCCAAGCAGTGCTGATGTTAATCTCGAAAGAGCTTGCCACTTAGTGACTGATCTATATGAAGAAGGTGATACATTCTTCGGGAAAGCGAAAGTGTTATCAACACCAATGGGTCAAATTCTCAGATCTCTTATCAATGATGGTGTTAAAGTTGGCATGTCAACAAGAGCCCTTGGGTCCATCCAAGAAGAATCAACGCACAGCGTTGTTAAAAATATGAGATTGGTCGCTGTTGATGCAGTTGCTGATCCATCATTCCCAAAAGCTTTCGTAAACGGTATTCTAGAATCAAAGCAGTGGGTGGTTTCAGATGATGGTGGATTTGAAGAAGTTTATGAAAACTTCGAGAAGTCCATAAAAAAGCTACCTAGAAAAGATATGGATTCTTATTTAAAAGATCAAATTCTTAAATTTATCAACTCGTTAAGTTAAATAAAATTATGCCATCCAAAAGTGAAAAACAACGTAAATTTTTCGGCGCTGTAATGGGAGCGAAGAAAGGTCAGAAGGGAGCGTCTGGAGCTGCTAAGAAGGTTGCTAAAGATATGCCAAAAAAAGAAATTAAAAAATTCTTAAAAAAGGAAAATGAAGAAGATTCAGAATCCGTAGCTAAGAAGATTAAAAAAACCGGAAAAGCTGAATTCACCGTTAAAAAACCAAAGGATCGCAAAAAAACAGCTCCTCCCACACAAGTCCAAAAAACTAAAAAAGGCAAAGGATCATATTCTCGTAAAAAGAAAGTGGACGAGACTTTAACTGAATCTACGATTTTAAACTTTATCGATTGTATTTTAGAAAAAAAATACGACGATGCGAATAAATACTTAACAAGCATTCTTAATTCAAAACTTCAAGCGAGAATTGAAAAAGAATTGGATACACCTCTATTCTAACACATGAAAATTAAAGATCTATTAAACGAAGATGCAGTTCAAGTTTT